TATCTTCATTATCAGTATTTGTAACCGCCACTAACTCGCCAGTATTATCAATCTTTAGACCACGCTCTTGAAGAGCGACATCGATATTATTCTTTGGTTTTTGTCTACTGCTAATTGGAGATGGTTCTAACCAATAAGGGTCTCCTTTAACCTTGATATCAATGTTTAACAAATCTGCAACCGCTGGAGAGGTCACCTGCTCAAACACAGCACTTAGGAACGATTTACCTCTTGTATGTTCTCCGGATGCCGCCACATGTTCGGACCTGCCTGGACCCATTTCGCGATATGAAACAGGGATGATATCTTCAACATCAACTTGTAGGTCTGGAAACTCTATATCATCAATGGCCGTTCTGTTTCCTTTTCCTGCGTCTCTGGTCAATTCTCGTGCGCCTGTACCCGCCGCTGACGTTTCTGATAATCTCGATTCGGACGGATTCAAGATAAAGTTATTGCTGGTATTAGTAAAGGTTGGTGCTATGGTTCTCGGCAGGTTCGTCGGTAACCCACTTAGTGGATCAATATCATCGCCCGTTGGTGAGACATCAGATAGCCCCAATGTTTCGCGAGCTGAGAATGGCCGAGGTGGTGCCTGAGTTTGCAAAGGTTCTGTTACCGAATCTTCAGCCGCTCTGAGATCAGACGCTTGTAAATATTTCACTAAGCTAAATCGACCATCAATCTGATATTCTGGATTATTATATAAGAAGTCTGCTTTCTCTGCCTGTGATACCTGCGCCACGTTTGTGCTCGTCGAAGGATTGTCGGTTTCATCTCCGCTTGCGAATAATCCTGCATTATACGGCAATGTTGCATACCAGTTGAAATTAAAATTGACATCAAAGTCTAGTACCTGATCGTTTTCGCCTGTATATACATAGTTATAAAGCTTCTTTAATCTTTTTCTTCTTCGAATAACGCTTACAATTTCTTCAGTTTCTACTTCATTTTTAACCGGAAATTTATTTGTTCCTTTCTCATATTCTACAATCAAATACTTATAGCGACGATTATAATCTCCTCTAGCTTTGTTATATCCTAACAGTTCGACGTCACTAATAACTCTCCAAAGGCCGCTCAAAATAATATTGTCTTTATTTTCCGTTGGCTCATTATCCTCGTCTGGGTCTTTCATGCCTGTGCCTTTCTTCTGAAAATATTTGGTCATAGATAGAATTGAATCTACAACACGATCGATGGAGGTATTTTGATTGAACGTAATTGTCTTTTTATCATCAGATATTTCAAACAGACCGCTTCGCTGAGGTGCTGATTCTTGATCGTCCACTATTATTCGTTCGTTAATAAATTTTTCATCAATATAGAAAAAGTATTCATCACCTTTGTCTGGTACTGAAGAATCAATTTGCTGTTTTTCTAATCGCAACTTTAATTCGTCGAAAAAGTCGCCGACGGTCGTGGCTGGTATTGCCTCCACTTTCTTAAGGTCGGCTGCCTGATTGCTAAATGCAAGGTCGCCCATATTTACGCCTTCAATGGCGTACTCACTACCACCAGCAATAACACGGACATTTGTTTTAGTTAGGATCATTGGCCATACCCACTTAAGATTCGATAGTGGCCCGTCTTTGATAATTTCCTGTGTTTCTACATCTCTTGCTCGAAAGGTTAGCTCTAAATAGAACGGCGCCTTGGTATAGTTCTTAATGCCTAGTCGTTTTGCGGCCGCTGTAATTAAGTCTAAGAATGTCACACTGAATGCCTGCTTTAATTCAAATGTGATGGCTGTTGCAACACCAGAACCTGCTTCCTTTGTCATTCCTCCGTATGTCTTGATTTGAACATTGTCTATACCGACAGTTGAAGAACCCGACTCAGCTAATGTCACTTGTTCTAATTCTTCATACGGGATATTGCCACCCGTGCGATTTGTATTCTCTCCCATCAAGAACAATCGAAAATGGTATGTTGCTGCATCATAGTAATCTAAAATATTTTCTTCAATTCTTGATTCAAGCGTATCTTCAAACTTCGGTGGTGATCTTTTTACTTTGCTTTTCGTAACACTTGTTGAAGATGATGTTGCTACGGTTTCATCCTTAGTCTCTCGGTACTCGGTTTTTGGGACAGGTATTAATCTACCAAAACGATCTCGAACCCATTCTGCGGGTCCTGTACCAGTAAAGATATCAAGGTACTGCTGTTTTTCAAGTTGGGTTCCTTCAAACTCTCGTCGTATTCTTTCCTGGCGTCGTTCAAACTCTTCACGATCCGCAGTAGCTGGTGTGAATAGATTCTTTATAGGACCCGTAATTCGTTCCCATCCTGTAGGCTCGTCTTTAATAGACTCTTCTCCGACAGGTGATTGTAATTCAGAGTTAAAAATAAGCTCTTCATTAAGCGGACCGCTTCTTCTAGCCATTAAGCCTCGCCCCCAACCGACTGCGGAGAAGGTACCCATATTTCCACGCCAGCACGAAAATCTTCTACCGGGTCGATAAGAATGTCCATGTTACGCATTACCAAGACCCACCATAGGTATGGTGTACCATAAATCATATTTGCGAATAGGTCAGGGCGACCTTCATACTCAGGAGTGATGGTTACCAGTCTATCATTCGCTGATTCCCTCACTGGTTTAAACTTTGCGATGTCAAGGTAAAAATCACGAAGCGGCGTATTATAATACATACTATTTGGTCGATGAATATTTGCCATTATAGAAAACCCTTCTTAACCAGTTGTCCTTGGCGGAACTTTTCGAGATCAAAGTTCTCTCGAACTTTCTTCGGGTTCTGCTGGACTTGTAGTTGAACTGTTAGTATCATTCTTGTAGGCACATAGGTTACCGGTGCTTGGCGACCGCCGGTCTTACCTGTAACGGAAGGAGGTGCTTCTTCGCCCTCAATTCCTACACCTGGCGGTAATCGAATACCAACGTAATCTACGTCCTTTTCTAGAAGATAAGAAAAATTAGTAATTACAACTGGAATGTTTGAGAACATATAATCGCCGAGGTAATTAAATCTCAACACAGGCGGAGGTGTCCCCGACCGTCCTGCATCTTTTGCTGCCTTACCAAATTCCATCATCGAGCTCGCAGACAAAAATCTCAAAGCTGCTGTTAAATAATGTCCTTCCTCGTTTGACTGTGCCGTCCACTGTGAAGTAATCTGAATCTCAGTAGGTGCAGTTTTTGCATATTGATGATACTGATAATTGCTGTGTGTGAAATGGAATGCGTCGTACGATGCGCTTTTTCCATATTGTACGTCTGGTGTATACGGAAATACTATTCCGTTTGTTTCATAAAGCGGATACAACAGGTTCGACGGAAGCTTTGCACCTAATAGTGCGCGACGTGCATCATCATTGTTAGCAGGACCTAGTCGCGCCGGCTTTGTCGAATTATCTGTAAATTCTTTTGCGTCTCCCAATCTACTAGAAGATGCTTCGCGATCGCCGCCGAGAAAACGCCGTGCGCCATCGGTCACTGAATCCCTTAGGCCTGTTTTTAATGTATCTTTTATACTCATGCGACATCTCCCTTTATGTTATTTATCACCAATATTAAAACATATTTTAATTTAAAAACACTTGACAAACTTATATTCTTTCGCTATAATTACAAGATACTATGACTATAAGGAGGAGTATGTCCACTCAAAAGACCAATTATTTAAATAATAGAGACATATTAAAAGAGATTCACAAGAGCAAGTGTTCGTTTTGTGAATTTACAGATGAAAAATACAGCCAATACGACATTATTCTCGACGACTTTAATGATATGTTTAATGCTGAAATACAGCAACAGGCACGTGACAATCGTGCCGAAAGAACTGCTCAAGAAGCATATCGAACCGATCTTAAGAATTACACTGGGCCAGCTAGTGGCAAGCCGAAACTTGCAGAATATCGATATGACTCGTCTGAAGTAGATATCGATAGTCTTGTATATCGTGTTATTACCTATGATCATATTCCGAAGGATCCGGGCAGGAAGAAGAACCCAAAGAAAGAAGCCGAGCACCATGTTAGATTAAATTTTATTCCGTTTAAGCATTACATCATTGTTAATAATGAAGCCTTAGAAGTTGGGCGTAGTCATTCTAAGAACGGAGAGTTCTCTCAGTCTCACGGCAATATGACTGACAAGCTTGCAAGGATGTTTATGCTCTTAGTAGAACGCTATAGCCAATTATCTAATTGGCGAGGTTATTCCTATATTGATGAAATGAAAGGACAAAGCCTTTTACAGCTTTCTTCAATGGGGCTTCAGTTCAATGAGGCAAAAAGTGATAACCCATTTGCATACTACACTCAGTCAATCTATCATGCGTTTACCCGAGTTCAAAATCTTGAAAAGAAGAATCAGAATATTCGAGATGAAATTTTGATTGACTCTGGTCAAACACCAAGCTTCTCCAAGCAAATCGAACATGAAGAGTCTATTCGACGATTGCGAGAGAGTACTCTAAATGGAGACGATGTTTAGTGTTGTTTTGACATTACAGATAATCTGTTGTATACTATTCAAAGGCAAACACACAAAGGTTGGAAAGAGTGGGAAATATAAATGTCGAATAACCAATTATTTAAAAATCTAGCAGCCTTCACGGATATTCACTTTGGACTAAAACATAACTCTCGCCTTCATAATGAAGATTGTATGCGGTTTGTGAAGTGGTTTATTGATGAAGCAAAAAGTCGTAATTGTGAGACCTGTATCTTCCTTGGTGATTGGCATCACCATCGTGCATCCATCAATGTCACAACTCTTAACTATACTTTATCGACGCTAAGTCTTCTTGATAGTGCATTTGAAACGGTATATTTCATTACCGGAAATCATGATCTCTATTACAAAGAGAAGCGTGAATTACATTCGCTTCCTATGGCTGATAAGTTTCCGAATATCGTGTTAGTTGACGAGCCTCTTGTTCAAGACGATGTAGCCATCGTTCCGTGGCTAGTAGGCGAAGAATGGAAGCAAATGACCAAGCTTAAAACAAAATATATCTTTGGTCACTTTGAGCTGCCTTATTTCAAGATGAATGCGCTTGTGGAGATGCCCGATCATGGCGGACTGAAGAAAGAGCATTTCAAACATCAAGACTATGTCTTCTCTGGACACTTTCATAAACGACAAACCAATGGCAAGGTACACTATATTGGCAATCCCTTCGGTCATAATTATGCTGATGTTTGGGATACAGACCGAGGGGCGATGTTTTTAGAATGGGGAAAAGAACCCGAATATGTTAATTGGGAAGAAGGTCCACGATACATCTCTTTAAATCTTAGTCAACTGTTAGAAGACCCAGCGAAATATCTCAACGAATACACCTATGCCAAGGTCACACTTGATGTCGACATTTCATATGAGGAAGCTTCCTTCTTACGTGAGACATTTGCTGAAGAATATAATATGAGAGAGCTGAAGCTTGTTCCAATTCGAGATAATGTAGAACAAGATACAACTCCAGGGGACATTAAGTTTGAAACCGTCGATCAGATTGTTACCGAACAATTAAACGCCGTCGAAAGTTCAACATACGATAAATCCACATTAATGAAGATATATAATAGCCTATGATTAACATCAAGAATATAACAGTTAAGAATTTCCTTAGTGTCGGTCAAGTAACACAAAGCATCAATTTTGTTGATCGAGACCTTGTTTTAGTCCTTGGCGAGAATTTGGATCTTGGCGGAAACGATAGTCGAAATGGTGTGGGCAAATCTACAATTGTGAACGCATTATCGTATGCTCTTTACGGCGTCGCCCTTACCAATATTCGAAAAGACAATCTTATCAATCTAACAAATGGTAAGAATATGGTGGTCACGATTGAATTTGAAAAGGGCGGCATCGAATACAAGGTTGAGAGAGGCAGACGACCAAATGTGTTTTCTTTTTCGATTGCCGGTAACGAATATTCCTCGGAAGATAGTGAAGAATCGCAAGGCGACAGTCGCGTAACTCAAAAGGAACTGGAACGGCATTTAGGTATAAGCCATCAAATGTTCAAACTTCTTATTGCTCTTAATACCTATAGCGAACCTTTTTTAAGTATGAGGTCAGGGGACCAGAGAGCAATTATCGAACAACTTCTAGGAATCACTCAGCTTAGTGAAAAAGCTGAGATTTTAAAGACGTTACTCAAAGAAACGAAGGATAATCTTAAAGAAGAAGAGTTCCGTATCAACGCGGTTCGAGAAGCTAATCGCCGCATTGAAGAAAATATTAAATCTCTCAAGCTCAAGGCTTCGGCGTGGCTAAAGAAGCACGAAAAGACTATCGAAGAAACTGCGGAAGCAATTGTTGTCCTTCAGAATATTGACATCGATAAAGAGATAGAAACACACAAAGAAACGGCAGAAATTGTTGCTCGCATTGCTGAGAAAGAAGGATATGAAAGATCGCTGAAGCGACACGAAGCGGCTATGGCAAAGGCTCAGCGAGCGGTCGCTAAACAGGAGACCTACCTCGCTGCCTTAGAGCAACAGTCTTCTCCTACTTGCGGACACGACTTAGAGGACGAAAAACACAGTCAGCTAGAGACAGAAGCACAAAAATATTTAGATGAGCTAAAAGCCGAAGTCGCTGAACACGATGCTGAGATTGCCGAAGCAATAAAAAATAGAGATGCCATTGTTGTCGGTGATCTTCCGAAAACATTTTACGACGACATAGACGCAGCATATAATCACCGGACAAGTTTAGACACATTGATGTCTAGCCTAGAGAGCGAAACAGTTCGAGAAAACCCATACACAGAACAAATTACATCTTTGGAAGAGTCGGGTCTTCAAGAGATCTCGTTTGATAAAATTAATGACCTTACCACATTAAAAGACCATCAGGAATTCTTATACAAACTTCTAACCAGTAAAGACAGTTTCATACGTCGAAAAATTATTGACCAAAATCTTGCATTTTTAAATGCAAGGTTAGAGTCTTATTTAGACAAGATCGGATTGCCGCATAGTGTAAAATTCCAATCAGACCTATCGGTAGAAATTCAAGAGCATGGCAGGGATCTCGATTTTGATAATCTCAGCCGTGGTGAGAGAACGCGTCTTATTCTTAGCCTATCGTGGGCGTTCCGCG